TACTCCTTTGAACCCATTCCGCTTTTGTAATCGTTTGCATCTTCCATCCTCCTTCTTTCTTTCATCCCCACCGCCAGGATTGACCCGGTTGCGGTTCCGTTTGTAGGTTGACCCTATCGGGTCTCACCTCCGCTCCCCCCTTGTGGGGGAGAGACGAGGGGAGACTACTATTCAACCTCCTCCAATTCTGCTTCTACTTCGTCAACGATATCCTGCGCCTCTCTCAGGTCATAATGCTTGCCGTCAATTTCATCCGTAATAGTTTCGTTGATTAGGCTATCAGCATAATCGCTGACCCCACAACGAAACGCAACCGGATCGAGCTTCTCCATGATATCGGACGGCATAAACGACAAACCGCCAACATCAACGGCCCCGGATTCGTCCAATATTTCCCGGTAAAGTTCTTCTAAATCTATCGGGGTCAATTCGTCCTTAATGCGTTGTTCTGCCAGTGGTCTTACTTTCATTTTGCGTTTCCTTTCTTTGGATTATAGTTTGACCAAATATTTTTTAAGGACATTAAAATCCTTAAGCGGAATCTTTTTAATGATGCCTGTCGACATAATGCAATCGCCCGACCAGTAACCAGCAGCACCCTCATCGTATTTATTATCCTCATCGCCACGCCAAGTTTTTGCAACTCTTTCAGCGTATTCAAGCGGGCATCCATCAGTTTCGAATAGGTACTTTGTCTCATACTGAAACTCCCCATTCTGTTCCTTAACTTCTCCAATATAGTATTTTTGACTCTTTCTCATTTTGTGTTTCCTTTCTTTACTGTTTATTAGGTTCGACCCTATCGGATCTCGCCTCCGTCCCCCTCCGTGACGAGGGGGAACGAGGGGAGACTTATTTGAGTTTGCAAATATCGAAAGCCTCCGCCCATGTCACTTCGAAGTCTCCGCTTCTTTCGTCTTCTATCCACTCGCCAGCGTCGATCGTTTCCGCTTTCTTAACGGCTTCTTCTGCGCTGCTGGCGTTTACTTCTATTTGGTATTTCACAACGCTCTTTGCGTATACTACGAATAGTTTATTTTTCATTTTGTATTCCTTTCTTTTATTGTTTTTATTTCCGCCCGATGAACATTGCGAAAGCCGCCAAGATCCCGCCCAAAATCAATCCGTGGGCGAAGTAGACGGCTCCGTGAACTTCTGCGATCATCTCCACACCTCCTTTCGTATGGTGTAATTTTCAACCCCTCTTGCCCTCCTCCACGCTTCCGCTCGCTCATATGATGAGAAGCGGAGGAGGAAGGAGCCTGCTCGGGAGTAAATGCAGAAGCAGATCATTTCCGCTTCTCCATAATTCCTTCGGCCAGTTTCCGATATTCTCCGTTGCCGTGCCAAGGCACTAGCTCGACAACATAGGATGTCGATCCGGTTTTCTTGTCGTTATTAAGACTCACCCGAACCGCTCCATCCCAACTTGCGGCGTGAGTGGTCAATTCTCGGTGGCCACATCGTGTGGCCATTCCTTTTGCTCCTTTTAGTGTTCCATATAGTGCGCTCATTGTGCGTTTCCTTTCTTTTGGTTTTTGGGTTTATGCTCTGCCAATATGGCGATCATATTTCGCCATAAGTTTTTCTGCGATCAACTCGCAGAGTGATTCAGTGGCGTGTGCTTCGTGTTCATCATCGGGCTTTATCCGCTCTGCTTCGTCTGCGATGTCCAAGAATAGTTGCGACAAGTCCCGCAAGGTTTCGGGCGCAACAATGTTGTCGGCAAGGTCGGAAAGAATCTTTCCCGCTTGCTCCCAATCATCGTGTTGAATTGTCGAGCCGATAAACTGCTCGGCAAGTTCGTTTGCGGATATTCGCAGAACTTTGGCCGTCTGCTTGTCGGCGTTGGTGCGTGTGTTGCTCATATTATTACCCGCAAAACTGCTTGATGGTCTGCTCTGCAATCCAAAGCCCCATTTTGCGTTCCCGCAACGCATCGGCTTTGCGATTGTTTTTCTTTGCCTCCGAAGCTCCAATTTCATTGGAAAGAGCGACCTGCTCCTCGAAGATTTTGTCGAGAATCGCAATGCGGAAGGCTTTAACCGCTTCCGCTTCGGTTTTGGTGTGCGTGTTTTGCATGAATGGAGCCTAGTCCAAGCGGGTTGGTTGTGTCAACAATTATTTTTGAGAATCTTTTATGCTAGGTTGTGCGAGTGGAAAACCCGCCCGACAATCTCCCCGAAAAATCCAAAAATGGGAAGGTAGCATTTACGAAGGAAATTGAGGAGAGGTGCGTGTCCGCTTGTGCCTCTGGCTTTACAATTGAAAAGTGTGCTGGCTTGATTGGAGTCCCTGTTGGCACTCTGAAAACTTGGGTGCATAGGAATCCAGGGTTCGGCAGAAAGATGGAAACCGCCCGAAAAAATCACGAGCTTGGCTTGTTGCGTGACATAGAACTAGCTGGCGAGCGTAGTTGGCAAGCGAAAGCGTGGCTGGCCGAGCGCATTTACCATCATGCAATCCCCTCAAGCCGTTTGGCTGTAGATACTTCCATAACTCACAATGTGGGCGATTCATTCACTAAACTCTTGGCCGGCCTCGCATCCCGCCGAGCGGAGAAGAAAGCGCAAGTGATTGAGGGCCAGGAGGTTAAGGCGATTGAACAACCTAAAAGTAAATACAATAGCTATTGTGCGACAGATAATCCGCAACCTATTGTCACTGCAACACTCAAAAATTCTGGAAAGGGTAAGCCTTTGAGAATGCGAAGACGAAAGCCAAGGCAAGAAAGCCTAAGAAAGTGGCCGGTACACGACACCCCTCCCCCTACACCCCCCGCCACCGATTCACACGTATAATACCCCCCAAATAATTGCGCCACAAAACAAAAAGAGGTTATGGCTAGACGAGTTCCCAAATCAGCGCAGCAGACCCCCGACGAGTTGCTAGACCAACTCTTAAACCCTGCTCATTTCGCGGATAAGGTTCTGGGCATCAACCTCTACAAGTGGCAAAGGGATGTTCTTGCTGATTTAGCCCCTATCGACTCCAGAGTCGCCCTGCGAGCCGCCAACGGCTCCGGCAAGACTTCCACCGTAATTGCCAGCGTTTTGGTGTGGCACGCCCTTGTCTATCGCCGCTCCATTGCGGTTACGACCGCAGGCGTTTTCCGCCAGGTCGAGTCCCAGCTCTGGCCTAGCCTAAGATCCCTCACAGCGAAGCTAGGCGGTGCCTGGGAGGTCACATCCGGGGAGATCCGCTACCTGCACCCGGAAGGCAACACATCCCGCATTATCGGCTATTCAGCCACCGATCCAGGGCGGGCGGAAGGCTGGCACGCCGAGAACCACGAGTTGTCGCCCTTGCTGATGGTGGTGGACGAGGCCAAGACCGTTGCTGACCCCTTGTTTGAGGCCATCAGTCGGTGCCAACCCACCCGCCTTCTTATCGCCAGCAGCCCCGGCGGCTCAAGCGGAGCCTTCTACCGCGCCTTCACCAAGGAGGCGGCTATGTGGAAGACCCATGCCGTAACCGCCTTTGACTGCCCCCATATTACCCAGAAACAGATCGAGGAGGTGATCCAGCGGTATGGCGAGAAGCACCCGCTGACCCGCTCCATGATATATGGGGAGTTTGTGGACATCGGCAGCGAAAGCCTGATTATTAACCTAAACCAGCTCCAGAACTGCCTTGTCAGCCCGCCCGACTTCAAGCCCGGAACCAAGGTGGCGGGCGTTGACTTTGCCGCCGGTGGCGATTCCAACGTGCTGTGCGTAAGGGATGGCAACAAGGTTTTGAGCTTCCTAGCCTGGAAAGAGCGCGATACGATGGCGGCGGTGGGTAGGTTTATCGTTGAGTTTAAGAAGGCTGGCCTGAAGCCAGAAGACATCTACGCCGACGCCAGCGGGTTGGGTATGCCGATGTGCGATGCCTTGGCCGAGGCGGGCTGGGAGGTCAATCGCGTCAACTTCGGCTCCGCCGCCTACGACGCTGATGCCTACACCAACCGGGCTGCCGAGATGTGGTATGGCATGGCCAAGAAGATCGAGAACGCCGAGATCATCCTGCCCGACGACGAGGAGCTGACCGCGCAACTGACCTGTCGGCGCAGTCTGGTCAATTCCAAGGGGAAGCTGGGGGTTGAATCCAAGGATTCGATGCGAGCCAGGGGACTCGCCAGCCCGGACAAGGCCGATGCCCTTGCCCTGTGCCTTGACGGTGGTAATATGAAGTTCGACTTGACCTTTCCGGTGGAGAAGCCAACGTGGAGGTCATTGCTTGCCATGATGGAGTCGAGCGACCCTGTCATGGCTGGCTTCGACGCAGGAGGTTGAAATGAACATCTGGAACTGGATCACCGCAAACTGGACTGAAATTGTTGCCGCCCTTGGTGGCATCGTGCTTGCCGCCCGGATCATTGTGAAGATGACCCCGACCCCCGCCGACGACACGGCGCTGGAAAGGGTTGTCAACTTCCTGAAGACCCTCGGCCTCCACATCAAATAACTTTAAGTGATCGGTGCGATCCTCAACATCATCGCGTCGATCCTTCGCCTTATTCCCGGTTGGAAGGAAAAGCGAATTGACCGCGCCGAGGGTGAGTGGCGCAACAACCGTGATGCCATTGATCGCGATCTTGGCCCTAAGCCTTGGTGGGTGCGCCACGACGACCCCGACAACGAATACGACCGGGGGCGTTGAGGCGTTGATGCGAGATGAGAACTACCCTGCCGTGCGTGATTCATCTCCTGCGGTCCGCGCATGGGCAAAGCGTGCTTTGCATTATGTCAACGATTTTCAATTTGAACTGAACAGGGAGCGGGAAAAATAATGTCACCCAAGAACGAAAAACGTGCCGACTACTATATGCGGATCATCGAGGCGTTGAACCAGCGCGAAAGCTGGGAGAACCGCCAGCGGTTGTTTTATCAGGCCCGCTACTTCGGTGTGCGCCGCAAGGTCAAGCCCTGGCCGACCGCCGCCGATTTGCACGTCCAGTTGATCGACACCGCCATTGAAAAGCTCAAGCCCTCCTTCGTCAATTCGGCCATCGGCAACGATATTCTCTGTTCCTTTGTCCCGATGCGCCAGCAGCTCGCCCCCATCACCGTCTCCGCCGAGCGCTGGTTTGATTACCAGCTCCGAGAGAAGTCCAACTTCCAGAAAGAGATTGTTTCAGTCATCGACAATCTTTTGCTTTACGGGCGCGGCGTGGCCAAGGTAATCTGGAATGAGGACAAGAAAAGGATCGACTTTGAAGCCATTGACCCTTTCCACATTATTGTTCCTTCGTATACCAAGGAATTTAAGGATGCCGATTTCATCGTCCACATTCTCTCTGTCTCGGTGGATTCCTATAAGGCCAACCCCCTTTACAATCAGGACGAAAACTTCGTCAAAACAATTACCGGCAAGCCCTCTGATTCGGTCGGTCTTCGTTCCGAAATACAGGACGAGATCTACCGGCGTGAAGGCATTACTGACGAAGCTAACAACGATCGCATCATCCTTTGGGAAATGTATACGCCTTCCAAGGATGGATGGCGTGTGGAGACGTATAGCCCGCTTCAGATCCAGACCGACGTAAGAAAATCCTTCATTTTGCCGTACCGCCACGGCGAACCTCCCTTTGTCGATTTCCCCTATGAGATCACAGGGGGCGGTTGGTACAGCCCACGGGGAGTCGCAGAAATCCTCCTCCCCGGAGAGAATCTGCTCAATAAGCTCAAGAATAGCCTGAGCGATTACGTCGAGCTGGCCAACCGACCCGTTTTCGAGGCACAGAACCCGATCAGCCTCAACACCGCCAATCTCAAGATGCAACCCGGCCAGATCCTTCCGCAAGGATTGAAGCCGGTGCAATTCAGCCAGCCTCCATTCGACTTCCAGCGCCTGATGCTCGAAGAGCGTATGCTCGCTGAACAGCGAATGGGCAACCCCGACTTCGGGGCTGGCTCGCAGTATCAGGTGGCTGATCGCAAGACTGCGACCGAGATCGCCGCCATCCAAGGTCAGGCGGCGGCTTCGGGCGATCTTCGCAACCGCATTTTCAGGATGGGTCTTTCCCACCTCTTCAAGCAGGCGTGGGATCTTTACGTCCAGTACAACAAGAAGGATTTGATGTTCCGCTATGCCGAGGAGACGGGGCAGATGGTTCCCGACGGTATCCATGAGGAATACTCGATTGAGCCGAAGGGCGGCTTGGACTTCATCAACCGCCAGTTTGCGCTCCAGAAGTCTGTCGCCCGGATGCAGATGTTCTTGAACAATCCCTTTGTCAACCAGGGCGAGCTGGTCAAGTCGGTGCTGGAGCAGGACGATCCCAGCCTTGTCCGCAGGCTCTATCAAGACCCGCAGGCCGGGATGGGCGATCAGGCCGAGGATCAGGCCAGCGAGATTGCGACCATGCTTGCCACCGGCTTCCCCGTCAACATCAAGCCCAGCGACGACCACAAGATCCACATCCAGGTTCTCTTCCAATTCAATCAGGCGTCCATGCAACGCCAGCAACCCATCGACCCCGCCTCCCAGCAGGTGCTTATGGCTCACCTCCAGCAGCACCTTGCCGCCCTGGAGCAGATCGATCCCAACACCTCCCGCGCCATCCAGAAACAGCTTCGTGATGCGGCCAAACAGGAACAGCGTGCTGCCGAGCAAATGGCTCCAGCCCAGATCCAGCCTGCCGCACCGATGGCGGCTTGAAGGTTCCCGTAATGCGCCCGCCCTCCCAACAGGAGGGATTGGCCGAACTTTGCAAGTGGGCTAACCAGCAGGGCGCGACCAACAAGGCCGTCGAGATCGGTGCTTACAGCGGGGAAGGCACCGAGGTGCTGGCCAAGTATTTCAAGGAAGTGCTGGCGGTCGATCCCTGGCTAAACGGATACGACATCAACGACGTGGCCAGCCAGCAATGCCCCATGAAGTTTGTTTTTGAGGCTTTCCAGAACCGTACCAAGCCCCTTGGTAATGTCAGCTTCCTTCGCTCGAAAAGCCTTGACGCCTTGTCATCGGTGGGCGATGAATCCTTGGATCTGATCTATGTTGACGGCGATCACAGGTATGAAGCGGTTGTGGCGGACATCAAGGGATGGAAGCCGAAACTGCGTAAAGGCGGGGTCATGGCTGGCCATGATTGGTCCTTCCCGTCTGTACAGAAGGGGCTATCCGAGACGCTTGGACAGGCCGATTACAAGCTTTTCCAGGGTGACTCCTGGGCGGTAGTTCTATGAGAAAACTTAAAGCCATCCTGGCTTTCATCCGCAATCAGGAATGGATCGAGGAACCCAAATGGACGGACGAGGACGAGAAGGCATGGACAGCCTTCCTTGGAACGCCTACCGGAAAACGGTTAAGCCTAATCCTTCTAAACCTTACTTTGCGCCATAACGCCTCTGCCGTGATGAAAAGTCCAGATCGACTTGCGGAAGCCTGTGGATGGGCTAAAGGTTATAGAGGTTGTGTGGCGACCTTAGAATCGCTGGCAACCTCAAAACTAAACTCGGCCATCGAAGACCACGTCGATGAGTCCGATGAATAAGTGGTAAATTATCCTCAAGGTGGGGTGACTCGCCACCAAAGAGTGTAGAAAGGGTCGCAATGGCGGATTCGAACAGCCCGACGGAAACTGACTTGTTAGCACTGGCGCAAGCCTTCGACGAGGGGCGGGAACTTCCCGAACCCAAGAAAGAAGAGGAGGCCAAGGTTGAGCAGGTAGGAGCCGAAAAGGCCAGCGGAGATACCGAGCAGAAACCCGCGACTGCCGAAGCTGCCGAAACCAAACAGGCCGCATCGAGTGATGCGCCCGCAGCCGAGGAGAAATCCGAGGAGGCGAAAAGTTCTCTAACAACGCAACCGACCGAAACCAAGTCTGAGTCGGCTTCCGAAAAGAAGCCAACCCGGTACGAGAAGGCCAAGTCGCGTCTTGAGAAAGAGTGGGAAGATGTCAGGGCGGAGAAAGCAAGACTCAAAGCCGAGCGGGAAGCCATCGAGCAGGCACGGGCCAGCCGGGAGGCTTCACAGCCTGGTTCTGAAGCGCCGAAAGCGGGAAGTAGACGCTTTAGCGCGGAAGATTACCGGGATGCGGCAAAGAGCTATCGTGAAGAAGGCCGCGATGATCTTGCAAAACTCGCTGAAGAAAAAGCCACTCAGGTCGAGACGGAAGACAAGCAGGAGTTTGAAAAGAAAACCCAGGAGGAACTGAAGTCCGCCTGGGATCGGAATCTCCTCAAGGAAGTCGAGGAAAACCCCGACCTCAAGGATTCCAACTCCAAACTCTACAAGGCCGTCTCCGAGATGCTTCAGAACCACGCGATCCTGCGGAACTACCCCAATGGAATCAACGACGCGGTGGGCATCGCCAAGGTCAAGATCAAGGCGGAGGCCGCCTCAGACTTGGAAAAGAAGGTTGCAGAGTATGAGCGAGAAATCGCCCAGCTCAGAAAAGCGACGACCCCGGCATCCGGGCAGCCGTCCGCGCCTGCAAAACAAAAGGCGTTCCACGAACTCTCCTCACAGGAGCAGGAACGGGAACTCCTCCGCATGGCGGCGGAAGCTGACCGAGGCTGACCTAGTCGCAACAAAGGATAATTAAACATCATGGTTACCACTGGCTCCGTTACGGCCCAGTTTCAGACCTACTTCTCCAAGCAGCTTCTGGAGCGTGCGCTCCCGCTGTTGCAGATGGAGCAGTTCGCGCTGAAGGTTCCGTACCCCACCAAAACTGGCGGAAACAAAACGATTCGTTTCTTCCGCTTTGACGACCCCAGCATCAGCGCTATCGCCAACCTGTCCGAAGGCACCACGCCTTCCAGCGGCGACGAGCGTGATCTCACCCTCAGCTCCGTGGAAGCCACGCTTGTTCAGTACGGCTCAAAGATCGTTCTGACCGACGTGTTGCTCGCCACCGAGCTGTTCAACCACCTCGCCCAGGCCACCAAACAGCTTGGCGAAGACGCCGCCCTGCACGCCGACACCCTGTGTCACCGTGCGCTGGTTCAGGATTCCTCGACCAGCACCGGCACCAACGTGGCCACGAAGTCCTACGCCCGCTATGCCCAAAATGGCACCAACGGCACGACCTTCGCGACCTCCTCAACCCCGAACAGCAGCATCACCGCGACCGACCTTCTGGACGGCGCGACCAGCCTGTTCATCTCCCGCGCCCCGAAGATCAAAGACGGCTACGCCCTTGTGGCTCACCCGGCTGTGGTCCGCGACCTGCAGCAGGACGATGATTGGCTGAAAGTCAGCTCCTACTCCGCCCCGGATCAAATCTTCAAGGGCGAAGTGGGCAAGCTCTTTGGCGTGTCGGTCATCAGCTCCACCAACGTGCAGACGTTTGCCACTGCCGCCGACGGCGTTGCCAATGCGGCGACTGCCAGCGCGGCCGTCTACGGCAACGTGTTGCTCGGTGGTCAGGCGTTTGGTGTTCCGCACCTCACCGCCGTTGCGGCTTCCGGCTCGCCCTTCGCTCCGAAGGTGACGATCCTGGACGCAGCCGACAAGAGCGACCCCTACGGTCAGCGCGTTGTCTGCTCGTTCAAGACGTTCTATGCGGCCAAGCAGCTCGACACCCGGTTCTTCCGCGTGTTGTTCAGCAAGTCCAACTACTCGTAATTGAAGAAATGGGCGCAATGCTAATCATCGGCGTTGGCCCTCGGAAGGCGGGGGAGGATAAAACCTCCCCCGCTACTTCCAAAAAGGAGAAGCCCGCTATGAAAGAAGGTATGGTGAAACTACCCATTTCCATGTTTGAATTGCCGGAAGGCGAGGAGAACGCGGCTCCTGAAGCGGGTGACTCCGTGGAACTTGAAGGCGTGGTGGAAAAGGTCGAGAACGGCGTCGCTTTTGTTCGTGTGAACGAAGCCATGAGCGAGGAATCCGGCGAGACTGAATCCGAATCAATGCCTGAAATGTCCGAGGAAGACCGCATGATGGAGATGGCCCGCAAGTCCGACGAGGAGGAGAATTACAGCTAATGCCTGTTTACCAGTACACCGACACCAGAAATGGCTCAGTCGTTGAACTGGAGCGGCCTGTGGCTGAAAGGGACAAAGTCCCATCCCACCTCAAAAGATTTGCGGTTCCGCAAAAATTGACCTTGTTCGGGGTTGGAGAACCCCGCGAAAATCCCGAAGGGGTCAACATGACAAACTTAATGAAGGGGTATTATTCCCAGGAACAAAAGCTTGGGAGTAGGTTCAAAAGCCAGTACAAGCCCGACCAAATCAAGCGGGCGGCGCTGGCGCAGAAAGGTTAAATACTATGGCTAACGAGTTCCAGCGCAGTCCCATCAAGGCGAAGGGCAAGGCTCTTCGGATCAACTCCGAAGGCTTTGACAGCGCCATTGAGTTCACGGCATCAAGCAGCGGCGGCACGATTGACACCGTGGCGACCTCCGATGCCTCGCTCAACGTGACCCTTAACGGCACCGCGTATCGCATCCCCCTGTTTGCCTAATGCGTCTTCTTTCCAGATTGACGCTGGGTGATGCTGGCACGACCATCTCCACCTCGGCTGCGACCCACACCGGATCGTTTGACGGCGTCTCCGCCCTTTCGGCGGGTACGATTGGTCTGACGATCAGCGGGGTGACGCACACCGGGCTGGCCTTGGCCGCAGGCTCCACCGTGGTTGGGGACATCTCCGAGGTGATCCTTTCCAGCGGCGGGCCGATTGCCATATACGTCCGCAAGGACTGATTCGTGTTTCGGGCGTTGGCGCTCTGCCTTCTGCTTGCAGGATGCAAGCCGGAGCAGGGCGTTGACGACTACCCGGAGACGATTTACCCTGATACACCGACCATGAAAAGCGCCGTTGACGCAATGGAGACAAAATAATGGGCCGCCAGTGGAATCAAATTATTGAGAGCCTGGGACCGCTGACCGGCGGAACCATGTCGATTAACGCCAATCTCACCGAGATCGAGGCGTTGCTTACCACGCTTCAGGCGGATGTGGCGGATGGGATTACAGTTTCATCCGGCACGGTGGCGGTATCAAGCCTCCCAGAAGTTATCTTGGGAAGTTCACCTGTTTATGATTCCGGTGACGACTCAATCAATATAAACATAAAAAACATCGGAACGGGTGCCGCTGGTGTTGATTCTTCTCTCCCCATTTCCGGCACGGTCACCGCCCTTCCGCAAACAGGCAACGTAACTGAAGCCTCCACCAAAACCATCACCACGGGCGGAACCGACCAGCAAGTTTTCGCCGCCAACGCCAGCAGGAAGTTCCTGCTCGTGCAGAACGTATCCGACACCGACATGAATCTTGGGATTGGCTACAACCCCACGGCCTCCACGGGAATCTTTCTTGGAAAGAACGGGAGCGGGATCGTTTTTGAATCTGGCTTCATCCCTACGCAGGAAATCAGAATCCTATGCGCCACGACAGGAAAAGCCTTCGTTGCGTTGGAGGGCTAAGAGATGGCCTTCTTCGGCGGCGGCGGGGGAGCGGCTCCGGCAGATATGGTCGGCGCGACCAGTTCAGTCGCAGGCACGGCGGGCTTGGTTCCTGCTCCGGCGGCGGGGGATCAGCTTGCCGTATTGTCAGGAGACGGAACATTTAAGTCACCATTCGTCAGGCCAACCGTGACGAATTGGGGGGCTGGAAGGCTTTACACCCCGTGGAATGGTGAAAATAACAGCGTTGGCGCAACATCAAATGCAAACATAAGGGCAAAGTTTAATCCGATTTTTTTGCCAAGCGGGTCAATTTCAAGCCTAGTTTTTTTTGCCTCTAACGCCCCCGCCATAACATCAACAGGATATTTGGCCGTGTATAATTCTGACAATACAGGCAAGCCGCTAAACATTGTGACCTCTGGTAGCTTCACACACGCCACATCAGATTCCAGCACCGTAAAAACAATAAGTATAAGCCCAAGCGTATCTATTAAAGCTGGCCTTTATTATCTTTCCTACCACAATAATATTACTGGCGCACAAACATCAACAAGAATTTCTCAAAGGTCACTCTCCCAGCACATTTATTTTATTGGAGCCAACTCAAGTGCCGATGAAATTTCAAACAATGTCCCATACATGACCATAGCATCGGCAGGCACTTGGCCCGACCCAGCAACATTTAACGGATTGGACGGATCATCCCCACCCTATTTTTATATTGGAATGTGATGAAAAACGAAATTTATCACAATGGAGTTTTAATATCTGTCCAAGACGACAGAACTTTGAATGAGGCAAAGGAAATAAAAATCGGAATGGCTAGGCATTATTATTCCGATGCAATTTCAACCGCTGGGCTGGATTCCATTACCCAACAAAACGCCGCCCTCGGCATCTACCCGCCAGAAAGATGCGAGGCCATCAAGTCCTACATCGCCGCCTGCCGCAACGAATACCTGCGGTGCAAGGCTATGATCCTCGCCGCCCAGACCAACGATGAGGCCGATGCCGTCCAGTTTGTCGCCCCCGCCACGCCAGAGGGGATCTAGTCCATGTGCAAAACCATCGCCATCTGGCTCACCAATTTGAGTTTGCGTTTCTTGATGACGCGCAAGGAGTACGTCTGTTTCAAGGAGGCGTTGAGGTTTGCCGGGGAGAACAACACGGTGGCGAGGGAAACGAAGTACATCGGGAAGGTGAAGCACCTGTTGAGTGTAAACCGCTCGATCAAGCGCATTGTGGAGGAGGGTCGGGATCGGGACGAGATTGTGGACGCAGTGGTTCACCTGGCCGTGGCGTTAAAGTATCTGGAGGGCAAGGGTCGTGAGTCTTGATGAGATCCATGACCTTCGGGAAAAGTTTGGGTCAATGTCCGAGCGGCTTGCCCGGATGGAAGAACGCCAAGTTACCCTGATTGGCATGGTCGAACGCTCCTTATCCAGCTTTGGCGACCTGTCTAACCGGGTCAATGCCCTGGAGCATTTGAAGACCAAGATGCTACTTGTGGCAGGCGGTATTGGTGCTATTGTCAGTGTGGTCTGGGATGCGATCCGCTCCAGGCTCACCCACGGAGGTTAAATGCCCACTTTAGGTACACAGAACATTTCAGAGAGCTATCCCCAGCTTCTCAAGACATTTGGCACCGGCGGCCTGGACGGCAACCTTCAGGTCATCACAGATGGTGATAACACCTCCTCGGCTCTTAGCCTTTCCACGACAGGCGTGCAAAGCACCGGCTCTTTGGCGGTGGATGGAACAAGCCTTCTTTCCGGCATTGTCACCTTTGGAACAAGCCTGACCGCCTCGACCGGCACGGCCACCATCGGAACCCTTTCTGTCGGCACGGCGACGATCAGCACGGCCACCATCCCTTCCGTAACTCTTTCCACGGCCACCATCTCGACAGCCTCTATTGGCACGGCCACCATCCCGCTCCAGCTTGGCGAAGTCACCTTTGGCTCCAACATAACGGCATCCACCGGGACTGCGACTATCGGCACGTTGTCCGCAAGCACGGCTACGATTTCCACGGCCACCATCCCGCTCCAGCTTGGGGCGGTGACGTTTGGCTCCAGCATCACGGCTTCCACCGGCACGAACACCCTCGGCACGGTCAACGTAAATACGGCCACCATCGGAACCATCTCCACGCTTAATGGTCTGTCCGTTGCGACTACGGCCACGGTTGGAACGCTGGAGATCGGCGCGACAGGTCCCAGCATTACCAATGCCTCATACGGAACTGCGGCCTTTACATCCGCAACGGTTTCAGCCTACAACGCTGGCGGAACCACCAACGGAACGGTTGCTCTTACAGGCTCACAGGTGAGCGACATTGTTATTGGAACCCTGAACTCCCTCGGCTCTGCGACCGGATCTTCCGGCCTTATTATCGGCTTTCATTGCATAGCGAACAACGTGGTTCGCTACTCAATCGAAAATCCGACCAGCACTGCTGGCACGGTTCCAGCAGGAATCCTGCATATGACCGCACTGAGGTTCACGGCTTAATATGGCTATTAAATTCAATCGCTCCCAGACCTTCGCCACCAACGGAACCGTCACGGCTCCCGGCCTGCATAACCTTGTCGATGGGCTGGACATCTACCAGGCGCTTATCACAGACCAGACCAACCTTACATCGGTCGGTTCCGCCGACGAGCTTTTGATTGCCGATGCGGATCTGTCCGCTGGCGACGCGCCCAGGGCGGTCACGGTCAACGAGTTGTTTGAGGATGCCTTGACGATTGGAACCTATACCAACGCCAATATCAACAACATTTCCTACGGCACATCTACCGGAACTCGACTTGTTTCCACCAATGCCTCGATCACGACCGGCACGATCCCGAACCTTACCTCCAGCACGGCCAGCATTACCATCGGAACCATCCCGACTCTGACCGCCGGAACCACTACCTCCACCGCCGCCAACATTACCAACGGAACGATCCAGACGCTTACCTCCAGCACGGCGACGATCACCGGCGGAACCTTCAGCGGCTTGCTGAATAGCTCTACCGGAACGTTCTCCGGCTCGATCAACAGCACTGCCGGGACGATTGGGACGCTTAACTCCACCACTGGAACAATCACCAATCTTTCTACTACGCTCGCGGGCGATTTTACAATTAGCCAAGGAACCGGAACTCTTGGAACCACCGGTGTTACCGCTGGAACCTATGGTACATCTACGGCAATTCCTGTAATTTCTGTTGACGCAAAAGGTAGGGTTACAACTGTATCGACTTCTGCAATTGGATCGGCAGGTAAGGTTTTGCAGGTTGTAAAATCAACGACTTCATCAGTTGTAACTTGTGGAACAAATATTCCTTGGGACGACACCATTCCACAAAACACAGAAGGCAATGAAGTTCTTACCGTAACAATCACTCCTTTGTCTGCCACATCCAGCTTATACATAAAGTTTTTTTGTACCGGAACCCATAGCGGAAGTGGTGGCAACGGAACTATGGCTGCTCTATTTGTTGATTCAACAGCAAACGCAATTTCAGTGTTTGGAGTTCAAAATAACGGAGCAAACTGGCAAACAACTATATCACACGCAGCGTCCGTGGCCTCCTCAAGCACCACGGCTAGGACTTACAAGGTAAGGGTTGGTTCTTCTGGTGGGGTTACATTTCATGTAAATGGAAACAATGCTGGCACAAGGGTTTTTGGAGGTGCGGCTACGGCAATTCTTGAGCTTTGGGAGGTTGAGGCATGATTTTTGGGGAAAATCTTACATCCGAATTGAAATGGCAATCGGTGCGCGGTGTCAGGGACAGTCTTTTAGCCAAATCCGATTGGACGCAACTTCAGGATTCAACGGTAGACAAGCAAGCATGGGCATCTTATAGGAATCTGCTTAGGAACATACCGCAAGATTTTAGTACACCTGAAAGCATTGTTTGGCCGACAAAGCCGCAGTAATATATGACCCTATCCGAAATCGCCCAATACGCTGGCGAAAAGGTCGGGAAGACTGACTCGGAGACACTTGATTTCCTGCAGAAGTCTGCGTCGCTAAACTATCGCCGGGTCTGGAACTTCGCCCCCTGGCGGGAGACGATCACGACCTCCACCTATTCGGTCGGCACCTCCCGCACCGTGACCCTGGGTAGCAACGTCGAAACCCCTCTTTCGATTGCCTATAACAAGAACGAGGTTGATCCGATTGATCTATCCACCATCATCAGCCAGGACGCTGACCTGCTGGAAGAGGCCCGCACGGGCGACCCGCAGGTGTATCATTTCAAGGGTCGCAACTCTTCTGGCATTGCCGAGCTTGACCTGTACCCGCGCCTGGAGACAGCCGGAACCACGCCGCTTCGGGTGGTGGAGAAGCTACGTTGCCTGACCCGCGCAAACTACATTGTCGATTTCCCACCGTCCTCAGACGCCATCAATGACGAGCTTCGCCTGCCCCATGTTCATCATGTGGTCTTGGCCCTGACCCACGCCGATGCGCTTGAGCGTGAGCGGCAGTACGCCAAGGCGCAGTCGGTCGTGCAGACCGCCAATGCTGATCTGGCGGCGATGGCTAACTACGAGCTTTCGCAGGTTGGCGGCATCAAGCAAATCACGCCGGTCGGCCTTGGCGACCTCTCGATAGAGGAAATTACGGCTGCCTGAAGTGTATTATAGCGACAATTTAGACGACCTTTTGGCTTTTGACGGCATCCGTAGTTTTACGGGTGGTCAGGCCAGCGGGTTGCAGTCCGATCTCCTGGCCAACAACCAGGTGCAGGAGATGTACAACATGACCCTGTCGCCCAAGGGCAACCTTGAGACAAGGCTTGGCTCAACCGCTTTCTGCTCGACCGCCACAAGCCAGCTTGGGTCGGTCGGTGGTTTCCGCTACTTCGATACAGCCCAGTACGAGGAGATCGTGGATGTGGCGCAGGGCAGGCTGTACACGATCAATTCCAACGGAAGCGCCGACCTGCATCCTGCGCTTGAAACCTGGACGCAGAACACCCGCACATTTGATAGCGATGTGCAGTATTGGGCGGACGGATTCTCGACCGATTACGACGTCAAAGTTTCGATGGCCCAGTTCAACGACAAAATGTACATGGCCGACGCTTCCGGCGGGCTTTACTACTGGGACGGGCAGGTTGCGACCCAGCAGGGCGGGAAGGTCAGGGCAATTTCGGTGACAACCGCAGGGTCGGGCTATACCAGCGCGACCGCCATTGTGTCCGGCCCAAGCCTGGGCGGCACACTTCCTACCCTGACCACAACCGTGGCTGGCGGGGCTGTGACCGGCGTGGTGGTGGTCGATGGCGGGTCGGGCTATCTGGGAACACCGACCGTGACCATTGTGGGAGATGGCTCCGGCGCTACCGCGACCGCCACGGTCAGCCCACCGCCCCAGAACCTGCGCCTGCTCATCAATACCGGCAACCGCCTATTTGCGGTCGGCTCCGGGGCCAACCGAAACACGCTTTACGCCTCCGACATCCTTGACGCCTCGGTGTGGGATTCTTCCAATTCGATCATCGTTAACGCGGATGACGGAGACGAGATCACGGCGATTGTCCAGTTTTACCAGAACAGAGTCGTGGTGTTCAAGAAGCGGCGCGTTTTCCAGGTGACGATTCCATTTGATGCCACCTCCGGGGCGGATTGGATCGTGGAGCTTATCTCCAGCAACGTGGGCTGCGTGGCCGAGCAAACCGCCGTGCAGGTCAATTCCGACATCTTCTTTCTTGCCGATGACGGCATCCGCTCGCTGGTGCGATCCGCATCCGACGACTTTACAACTGTCGGACTTCCCATTTCCGAGGTAATCAAGGACGAGATCCAAGCCATCAACACCGCCGAGGTTGGGATTGCGGCGGCCTTGTTCTACGACAACCGATATTTCCTTGCGATCCCGACCGGCTCCAACGACTATAACGACACGCTGCTGGTCTACAACACCACGCTTCAGGCGTTTGAAGGTGTTTGGTCGCCACAGGTCATGCAGTTCACCTTGAGCAACTATTCCAACGAAGGCGTGCGGGCAATCGGCAAAAGCACGACCGGGATTCTGCTCAAGTACAACGGCCACAAAAATCCGTCCCAAACCACATCAGAGGACTACAAGGATGCCGGTTCCTTCTATGAGTCCTATGTCCGCACCAAGGACTTTGACTTTGGCGACCCGTTTGCCGAAAAACATGGTAGCCATTTTGAGGCCGTCTTTGACGATTCCAACTCGACCGACGTGACCATATCCATCCAGCGCGATACCGACACTTCAGACATCGACGTTCAGCCCAATATCAACGTGGCCTCCGCCAAGCTTACCCTGCCCTTTGTCCTGCCCGCCATCCTGCCAACCTCGGTCAGAAAGCGAATCGCCTCAGACCTGCGGGCTTACGAGAAGTGGCGGCTTCTCAACATCAAGATTTCAGCCACCGGCGACAAGCTGGCCATACGCCAGATCACGGCTGCCGCCAACCCAGACACCATCGAGGTGCAGAAGAACATCTCGTGACGGCTGCTGAATACATCGAGGCTTCCGGGGTGCCTGAGTCCATGTGGCCCAACTTCAGGGAGTGGCTTGATTGGCACGCGAATCGCGGGCTGGTCGGAGTTGCCAAGGAGGGGGACAAGATCGCCGGAGTGGCTGTCGCCAGGTGCGTGCGCGGGTTTGAACCCCCTGAGCCTTATGAACATACCGAAGGTGGTGATGCCGTCTTCGTTGATTTGACTGTGACCTCTTTGGATGGTATAAGTAACGCCTTGAGTCGCAAGGCTCTTAAATGCCTGCTGTCGATCCTTTGGGATCGCTTTGGTCCGCGCAGGAGGATCACCTTCAAACGAAACGGCTTTTACAAGGAGTACGACTACTACACTTTTATGCGAAAGGCTCTGAACTGACATGGGCGGCGGACCATCCATCCCGGCACCCCCTCCTCCTCCAGACCCGGAAAGGGTCGCGGAAGCCAACGCCAAGGCTTACCGCATGAACGTGGATACCTACATCGAGAAACTTCCCGAAATGACGGCAGTGGAAAACAAGATGCGGATGCAGTATATGCCCCAGCAGCGGGAGTTGGAACGCCAGTTGTCCGCGCTTGACCAGTTGGCTGCGGTTCGTTCCGGCATCGAAACCGAGCGGATGTACGGCCCGCAGCGCAGCACGGAAACCCTGCGTCGCCAATTTGAATTATCTCCGCAGGGCTATGCCCTCCAGCGCGGACTTGGGGCGCAGTTGACCCGCCAGTTTGAACAGCTTTATGGACGCAGCCCCTACGCCTCGGTAGAGCCGCAGGTGGCGTTTGGCCCGCAATCCGCGCCCGCCTCCTACTACGGGACAATCGGAACCGGAGTTTCGCAACCCCCAATGGACATACCTTCCTAATATGGCCAGCGTAGAAGAACTTCGTAAAAAAGTTGCCGACCTGAATGATAAGCTGGCCGGGATGGAGAGCTTTAAGGTTTCTACTAAAGCCGGGAAATCTCCTGTAATGGTAAGGAGCCGTGGCGCAAGAACAGAGGCAACTGACAGGTTTGTAAACACCTCAACCACCGATGTTGAGAAGAACCCAGAATACGACAAAACGCTTTCGGAGTTATTGTCCGCCCAAACCGAGCTTCAGGATGCAATCTATGGGCGCGAAGGAACCTATAACACTCTCGCCGAACAGATCCGCGCCCTGGGCGGAGCCACCGGCGCGCCGGGATCGCAAGTCGGCCAGCCGCAGGCTATCAATCAGGCCGTGGCTGCCTTGGGCGGGGACCAGAACTTCGGCGCATCCGACCTTGCCACCCGCCTCAACTTCCAAGTCAGCGACGAGCAGATTCTCAACGACTATAACCAAGCCAAGCTGGGTCGTCTAAACCAGCTTGTCCAGCAGGGCAACGCCCAGGTTGCCGGAATCACGGAAAGACTCAACGCGGCGCAGAACCTGCTTGGCTCGCTTCCGGCTGGCGACCCGCGCCGTGCGTCCAGCGAGGTGGTGGTCAACCAACTCCGCTCCGACCTGGCCAGCGTGCAGTCCGGCATTGCGGACGCGACCAACCAGATCCAGAACTTCAAGCCATTGGCTGCGGGGAGCGAAGAGGGGCTAAAACAGATTGTCGCTTTCCGCGAATACATCCAGTTGCCCGAAGAGCGAGCCACCCAGCAGCTTCGCCAGATAGACCCCGACACCTTCCGCACGGCGGTTGGACTTGGTCGCCAGTACCGCCAGATGGCCGAAGCGCCGCTTCCGCCGACCACGACGGAACCGACCGAACAGCTTCGCAAGACCATCGAGCAGGAAGCCCTCAACCAGCTTCGCCTTGGATCGACCATCGGGCAGGAGGAACGGCGCGGGTACGAGCAGGCCGTCCGTGCGGCGCAGACGGCCAGAGGGAACATCTTCGGTCTTGGACCGGCAGTCGAGGAAGCGGCCACCCTTGGGGCCGCAGGGGAGCAACGCAAGCTTGCGCGGTATGGAGCCGCCCAGCAGTTCCTTGCATCCGGGGAGACGACCGGCGCGGCCTTGGCGCGCGATGTTGCCCTTCGCGACGCACTCCGCCAGCAACGCCTTGGTGCCGCTTCCGGCTTCATCGCCGGTGGTCCTTCCATCGCCAACTTGGCGCAGGCCAGAACCGCCCAGCAGCAGGCTGCCTTCCAGAACTACATTCAGGCGACCCAGCCGCTTCCTGGTCAGTTTGGGCAGGCACCCAGCACGGCGCAGCCGTTCTTCCAGGTGGCCCAACAGGAGATTCCGGTTCAACTTACAAACACGTTCACAAATTTATACGGAGCGCAGGCGGACTATCTTTCCAGTACCTATGGCGCACAGGTCGGGGCAATCTCTCGCCAGCCGAGCGGAGCGCAGATTTTTGGAGATATTGCAGGCGGTCTTTCAAATCTAATCAGAATCTAGGAGAAATAAAATGGCAGTTATCGACATCCCGGCACTCATGGAAATGTCAAGACAAGACGAGCTTATGCGTATTCGCCAAGCTGAGGCGCAACGCGCCGCGCAAGAAGCCGAACAGCCTGATGTCGATTTCACATTTGAGAAGGGCGGCCTCAAGGTCAAGGGAAAACTGAAGGATCTTCCCAAATTAAGCCAAGATCCAACGCTATCACCATATCTTCAGGGAATCGGAAACACGCTTACAAACGAGCAGATGCTGGAAAATGAGGAAATTGCCGTACAGCGCGAAGAGCTAAATGATCGCCTGCGGAAAATTGCATCTGAAAAAATGAAACAAGAACTTGAAATTGCTCGCGGCGACACCCGTGCATTTCGGGCGGAGCTTGGGCTTGGAGCGCTTGGGCTGAAAAGACGCTCCGATATTATGAAGGAGCTGGAGGCCGAGCGTGGAGTTGTGCAGGGAAGGCTTGCCGAACTATCTTTTGACCGTCAGGCTGGACAAATGACTCAACCAGCTATGCAGGAAGTTGAGGCGGCAGCCCCGGTGGCAACAGCCGCGCCATCAGCCGCAACCGCAGAAACCATCCCATCGTTTAATTCCGCCGCCGAAGCCCGTGCCGCCGGGATCAAGCCTGGTCAAACCGTAATCATCAAGGGTCAGAGGGGTACGCTTCAGCCGAAGCGATAAGTCATGGCCAGGGGCTTGAGGCAACCGGCCAACGAACCTGAACTGGAGTTTGTACCAGAACAGGAACAAGAACTTGAGTTTGTGCCAGAGGCACAGGATGGCAATTTAACCAAGGCGCAGTACATAGCATCAGGCGGAAGGGCTGAAGATGTAATCTCGCCAGAGCGCCAAGCTGTTCTTCAGGCGGAAACACAAAAACAGCTTCAGGCTGGCGCAACACCCGAACAAGCCGCACAGGCGGCGGGCGAAGCGGTTGACGCGATGGGTGCAATCAAGAGGCCGGATGGCACGATTGCCGAAGGATTCAAGCCAACCGAACAGGCATTAGCCGAAGGCGCAATCGAACAACCGGCAATCCCAGCGGTCAAAGAGGCGCAAAGGCTGGGGATCGAAACCGTATCCTCCGGCACCGATAAGGACACGGGCGGCGGGTTTGCCATAGGCAAGGATAAGGCTGGCAAGCTTGTCCGAATCGAAGCTTCGCCTCAAGGCGAGATTGATGTGTTCGAAATCGAGGAACAACCCAGCAGGCTTGGCGCAGTTGCCCGCACGCTGGCGCGGGAGGTTCTGCCGACTACGGCTGGCGGGGCAGCCGCAAGGGCAGGATTTGCGCTTACGCCAGGGCCATTGCCAGCAAGAATAGTTGGCGGGCTGGCGGCAGGCACAGCGGCATATCTGGGTGCGGAGAAAGCGCAGACAGCGGCTCTTGGCGCTGTCCTTGGGCCGGAACGCATGGCAAGGATCGAGGAAGTCCTGCAGCGGGACATTGAGCAATACCCCGTTTCCACAACTGCTGCCGCAATCCTTACCCCGACCATCGGCGGCGTTGCCGGACTTGCAAGACCAGCCATTCAGGCTTTCCGTGGAGCTGGAGCTAGAACAGTCACAGAGGCGGCAGAAGCAGCTCCTGCCGCAGTTGCAAGGCCAACCGCAGAGGTGGCGCAGGCTGCACCTGCGGCAGTTGAGGCTGCGCCTGCCGTTGCAGAGGCAGCGGCAAAACAGCCGCCAATTAAGCTTCCAGAAGAAACCGCACAGACGGGGGTGAGAGCTGTCGGAAAGAGGCTGGTAAAAGACCCGTTGCTTGATCGAGGAGTGCGGGAAAGGCTGGCGCAGAGCGAGGATATTCAATATGGCAAGTTTAAGCAAAAGGCATTTGAAGAGGCGATGGCTGGAGCAGACAGGGCTGATGTCGAGAGGCTTGCCCTGGAGGGAACAGAACCGCAGAAGATTGTTGCCAAGGCTGAATTGATCAACCGGGCTGCCGCAACCGGGAGCGTGGACGAGCTTGAGGGAACCGTAAGAAGATTTTTAAGAGAGGCAAATGCCACTGAGGCCGGACAAGTGGTGGCAGCCACAAGGGCATTGAGAAGCACAAATCCGCAAGGATATTTTTATACGCTAGTAACGGCTCTTGATAAGGCAAACCGAAGGCTTACCCCGGAGTTGCTTTCCCAAGGCAGAAAATTATTTGCGGTAAAATCAAGACTCCAAACAAGATTCGATCAGCTTGCCGATCGGGCGAGACAGACATTGAATGATGCGGATATCCTGAAGGCAGCAAAAGCAGAAAAGATATTACAGGAAAGTCTTTTTAGATTACAAAATTTTGAAAGCAGGCTTTTGCCCAAAAAGTTTTTTGGCGAAACATTGCCAACCGTGATTCAGGGAAATCTACTTGCCCCACTTTCCATCGCCACAAACTTGTGGAGTAATGCGGTCAGCGCACTCCCAAGGCTTATGTCCCGCCAGGGGGCATTTGTAAGTCAGGAGATAACCAGAGCTTTCCAAGGATTGTTTGGAGTAAAACTTGGCCCAAGGCAAATATCCTCACCACTATCATTGGCCGGGGCAAGGAGGGTTGGCGAAAGCCTGAAAGCGCTTGGACGTGGGACAGTCGAGGGAATTGTCGGTCTTCGTCGTGGAATTAGCGCGGAAGGTTTGCTGGCAGGCGAAAGAATCCGTGGATTCCAGCCCATTCAGGCTTTCAAGCAATTTTGGACCGGAGCAGGGTTGGCAAAACCAGTGCAGACAGGATGGAAAGGTCTTGGTGCCAACGTGCTTGATCGCGCAAGGTTGGCGGCAGAAGCGGCATTGGGCGCACCGCCAGAAACAATGCTTCGCCTGCTCCAACTTGGAGACACCCCGTTCAGGCGCATGGCGCAGGCCAGACTGCTTTCCGAGTCGGCACAGCTTGCTGGTAAAACCGGAAAAGCGGTTTCGGTGGCAGCCAGATTTCCGAAGGCTGGCGAATTTTCAAAAATAGAGCAAGAGGCTGCCCAGGCAGTCTTCCAGCAGGATACTCCGCTCACAAGAGCTGCATTGAGCGCGGCGAATATGTTTGGGCTTGGAAGCAGATTTGGACCGGCAAGATTTGTCGGGAAGACAATCATCCCCTACGCCAAAACACCGGCAAATGTAATTGATGAAATGTTGGATTATTCCCTTCCAGGCTACGCGCTTATATTCAGGGGATACCCGGCTTGGAAGGCGGGGAATCAGAGGGAAATGCAAATTGCCATTGGCAAAACCCTGACAAGCCTGACCATTGGTTCGGTGGCAAAAGTTCTTTCCGATAACAATATAATTGGAGGAAGGGCTGAACAGGGCGAGAAGGCAAGAGACATCCAATACAAAACTATACCACCAAGAACAATAAACATAAGCGCTTTGAATAGATTTGCCGAAGGCGAGTCAACCGAGCTTCAGCCAGGAGACAGGGTGATTAACCTTGAGAAGCTTGGTATTGTTGGCGGGATGCTTGCCACGTGGGACGCCGCAAGTAAGGCAACCGAGGGTGGCGATTTCATCAGCCCTGAATTTGTGACCGCGCTGGTGCCGGAAACGCTTTCCTTTGCCATGAACCAGAGCTTTCTAAAGGGAACAAACAGCCTTTTGTCAGCACTTTTGGACGGCCAAGGTGCAACGATGGACAACTGGATCTCAAATTATTTTGGCACAATTTCATCCATACCATTCCCCAACACGCTTTCAGCCGTATCCAGATCCATGCGAGAGTCTTTGCCGGACAAGATTCAGATCAAGGATATTGAGGGGGAGAGCGTGGAGAGAACCATAAATCTTTTTGGAGAGGTTTTAAGAAGGAGGTTGCCTGGAGCAGATGAGGATATTCCAAGAAGAATAGATGTGTGGGGCAGGGAAATACCCCAGACCCCGGAAGGCGCAGATCCAATTGCCTACAACTTCCTTGATGTAACCAAGGGTCGCACCGCAACCTACGATCCAATCACCATTGAGATATACAAGATTTTCAAGGAAACAGAGGATGGCGATGTCATCCCGCCCAAGCCGCAAAGAAACTTTACCATCGACAATGTTAAATACAGGCTTTCGCCCGATCTTTACGAGGAGTATTCAAAGGTGCGCGGGCGGGCAAACCGCAGGGCAGCCGAGGAGCTTTTTAAAAACAAGCAGTTCCGGGCAATGAGCAAGGAGGAGAAGGTCGTAACGCTTCGCAATGCCTATGCCCAGGTTGGGGATGATGCAAGAATCCAATTCCTGCAAAAGAACAGGCGCAGGATTATGGCGGGAGAAAGGCAATGAGATTTGAGATAAACCCAGCATCAAGCCGCGAACTTCGCAAGGACATAATTTCACGCGAATTGACAGGATCTCCTTATACGGGTGTGCCGGAAGAAATAAGGCAAACCTATCCGATCAATCAGCCGATTCAGAAACAGGAACAAATCCAACAAAACCAACCGGCCCCAGAACAGGAATTTGAGTTTATACCAGAGGAAACAGCCATGACAACTAAACCATCACAAGACCCGCTACAACTGGCCGCACTCAAGACCATCGACTTTGAGGCCAGAAAGGACAAGCAGGGAAATCTCCAGGTCTACAAATTGCCTGCCGGTGACATGGGTGGTAACTTTGAGGTGGCCGGAATCAACGACCGCTACCATCCTGAAGCCTTCAAAAGAATCGCAGCGCTCCCGGCGCAGGAAAGAGCGGGAGCAGCGGCGCAGTACATCAGGGAATACACATCCCCGCTCGTCTCAAAACTCCCCAGCGCCATCCAGCCATTCGCGCAGGATCTCGCGTTTAATCGAGGGATGGGCGGCGCAACGAAATATCTCCAGCAAGGATTAAACACGCTGGGCGTGAATGTGTCCGTGGACGGTAAGCTTGGTCCGCAAACCCTGGCCGCCATTAATAAGGTTCAGCCACAAGCCCTGATGCGTGCTGCCAGTGATGCACAGCTTCAGGATGAATATAGGATGGCCAATAGGAACCCAGCCAGAAAGCCGCTCCTTCGCGGGCTTGAAAACAGGATAAGAAACAGGCTTGCCCTACTCGGAAACGTCTGAGTCAAGAATCGTGTGTCCTGTGGATACCTTGACCCTATCATCTCCAAGATATGTCCTGCCGGTTGACACAACCGCGCCATCACCAAGAAATGTTTTTCCGGTTGTCACAATCGCTTCGCCGTCTTTCAGGTATGTATTCCCAACCTTCCTGTAAAAACCCTCAGGCGTAAAGTAATTGTTACCCACTTTTCTTATGCAACCACGATCACTTAGGGCATTGTTGCCGCTGGTCATCACCCAGGTTCCACGACCCTTGTATGCTCCGCCTATGAACTTGGCAAGTTCTGCGCGCTCATTGTTATCCTCATCCTCCCCCATCACCGGTGCCACCAGCACCGCCATTGCGATTAGCATTGCTTTCATGCGTAAAAACTCCAGCATCCGCGCCACCTAGTCAAGCATGAAATTATCCAACCGCCAGATAGGTGCAGTCGGTGTGGCCAGGGTGGCCGGGGCGCTGTTTCGCAATGGGTACTCCGTGCTTGCCCCGATGGAGGATTTTTGCGGTTACGACTTGGTGGCCGAGAAGGGCGGGAAGTTTTATCGCATACAGGTCAAGACCACCAGCAAGACCGAAGGCGATAAAAATTATTACCGATTTATGACAAGCAACGGGTGCGAGGGAAAAGCAAAGTACACCAAGGACAGGATTGATTATTTGATTGCTTGGGCGATGGACGAGGATCTGTTCTGGCTGCTCAAGCCGTCCGATTGCCGTGGCCCGACCAAGAAGCTATACCCAAAGACAGGATCATCATGGCGCATCGTCAACGACCTCTGACCCCCAAACAGGCTTGGCGTCTGTTCGAGGAATATATACGGAATGTGTATACCATCGACGAGGCCGCCGAATGGTTGCGTAAACACCCCCAGGT